TGCATAAGTGACCAACAGGTCGCAAGACTTAAACGTACTATCTTGCGCCCCTTAACGAATGTTGGACTCCGCTTTGAAAATTGTGACCCAATAAATTGAATCTCCTGAAATAAAAATTCAGTACTACACAGGGTTTACGCTTGAACCCCTGCGCAGTATATAAAAAACTTTCAGTTTATATTAACAAAGCGCAGGGTTTCCCCTGTCCAAGGATAATCATGACAAATTACCCTTCCCACGGTCACAGTGGGACTATTTTGGATTTCCCTAAACAGGGAAATCCGGATCTGGATCATCCAAGAATAGAACTCGAGGTAATCCAGTAAAAAAGAATCCGGACATGTCATCACCAGCAGCGACATAAAAATCGTAACTGGTAGGTCCGGAAGTTGATGCACCATCCTCGATAAACAAAGAATGGTACCTGACATAATCAACATCAGCAGTATAATTTGCTCTCTTAGGAACGAACTTAAATCGCTGATAATATGGAGTCTCAAACTCCAAAGTATTAGATGTAGCCTTATTGGAAAGTGCTGTTCCAGGCATTTTGGATCCAATGATGCCACTTGCTGCAAGCAAAGGTGCAAATGAAAACCAATTTCGACGAATATATGTCAAATCGTCTTGTGCATAATCATTAAATGTTGCCATGTTAGAAATAGTATTGGAATATTGTAATCCTATTGGTGAACGTGTAACTGAATAAGAAACACCACTCACATTGGTATTGGAGCCATTCGACCCAATAATTTTCCAACGCACTCCACCACGCCATCCACTAAATGCGGCCATAACATAATTTAATGCAGTTAGTGAACAGAAATTCCAATTATACACTGGTGATCCTGATGAAGAAATTGCGTTTGGAGCACTTCCACGCAAAAATGGAAAATCACAATCAGAAATCCTAAGCCACCTTGCTGATGCAGTGGTAGTGCCCCCCTCAGTTCTATGATAATCATATCTCTTAATCAAAGAACGTAATGACTTAACAGCTTCACCAGGATGCGTCATGGCATATTCAGGTCGAACTATAGTAGGTACCAAATCACATGGCTCAGGATTGACAGGTTGGTTACCGTCTGCAGCACACTCATCAGTATGCTGACCTTCAGACTCCATTTCTGGACTAGACTGATGTGCATACTCATCTCGAAGTTGATACATAATTGCTATGTCACGAGCTTCTTCTAGTGACATTGCCCTCATACGTTGCGAAATTTGCTCAATCTTATTCAAATTTAATGGCCTTGCAGAACCATTAGGCAATTCAGTAACTGTATCTTTCAAAAGTTGTCTTTGTACATATCCATACAAAGCTCGCAATGGCCAACTTTCTACTATAGTACGAGTCCTCAAAATGACATCCGTGGGCTCATATTCGGGAGTCGCTTGAGGTTCAAAAAATGTCATTCTAAATAAATTATCCCCAGCAGGATCCATTACCTCAAAATCATCACCCATAGATGTATAGACATTAATTTCAATATCTTGCAATCCAGAAAGTCCTGGATCTGGAGATTCAAGATCGTTTAGTACATAGACTGAAATAGTACCGTTAATTGCAGTGACATCTGACATAACGGGAAAAGTTGAAACAGAGGTAGAAAATGGTGGTACATCATCACCGGCAACAGTATTGGGATAAGCAATGGGCAACCAATATTTATCTTGCCCATGACCAACTTTCATCACTACATCCCGTTCTTCAGAAATGTCAACAATCTTAGAATAATTAATATTATATTCATCAAAATTGTTGCCTGGTGTGGTAGTGCCTGGTTCATAAACAATTCTCAATCTACCTCTATGAAATTTAGAAGCAACAATTTGGAATCTAAAAATCATACTCCCGTGCCATGATGCAAACAAATTGGATATAAAACCGGAAGGAGTATAATGATACCAAAACCTATCAGGAACTACAGGTGGTCCAGCAGAACCTGGAATTTTTTCCACATCAAACATCAAAGGTGTGACGTAAGATGTCCACAACAATGTCTCGGGCACATCTCCAGAATTAGCCGAATCATTTTCAGTCCATGCGAATTTAGTTACATATGACTCTCGCATGGCAATACTTTTTATATTCATCTCGTCAGTTCCATCTAAACCAACTGTTCTGGAATCAACTGTTGTCTCTTGCTTCACGTCTAATGCCAATTTATGAGAATTATCAGGAATATTAGTTAAAGCTAAACTTCCAGTTGGTACTGGTCTATATTCAGCTATTCCTTCTGTCTGCATTACAGGCCTTGAGTAACCAAACATACGCGCAATATTAGCAATAGCACCTGCTGCAACTTCAGATGCGCGTGCATATGGCGCTAAAAAGGGCACTTTTGTAAGGGCGGATGCAACATTTTGTATTGCAGTTGCGGGGCCCGAGATTACTCCAGAGCTTGGGTATTCATCGCCCTTACCCTTACTTTTCGTTTTGGCTTGATACTCGTATTCTGGTAGTGCTTGAGCAGTCAAACCAGCAGCATCAAATGCTGTTGGCATTGCTACTTCGACTTCAGATGCCCAAGCCATAACTGTTATTCTGACAGTATCAGTAGAAGTGGTATTGGTACTTGCAAGGGCATTTAATTGACGAATATTAATCTCTCCCATTAAATCCCAATCACCTGCAACTACATTCAGGTAATCCTTATACCAAAAGAAAGGTAGTTCCATTTCACCGCCTGCACAAGTAGTAGGATCCAAAAAGATATGAGGTCGTTGGGAAGCACCGACAGAGTCTTGTGTAACAAAAGCTCTATCCACAGTCAATTCATCCGGTGGACCAGTCGCTGAACGCAAAGGAATATAATCAGCCATCAACCTGCCATATTGAAAAGGGGTACCATTAATCAAAAATTTCAAATGTAACTTACACCTTAGCAACTGATATGTAGTAATCCTATTCGAAACCCTTGCATTCTCGAAAAACAACTTCCAAGGCAAGAAAGTTGAAAAGGCTACAATAGAAGATGACCATTCAAATTCATGAATCTTAACGGGTCGTTGCAAATACTCTGCCATTGTTGCCCCATCAGTTGTGGCATTATCAAACGTAGCGTCGGGTTGCGAGGGTACAGTATAATTAAAAGACGGATTTCCATCCGCGAAACTCATTACTGTTTCTGACGTCTCATGCGCCATGTTTCTATTATCTTCAATATTTATTAAACTAGTAAGTGTACAATACGTATAACTGGAGAGACACTCAATTCTCCAAGAACGTGTATAATTTTTGGTGCTGTAACACCTTTCCTAAATAGGAATAACACATAATATGTAACAGATATATATAAAGCCTATGAAAACAAGATAAGGATATACAAAACTAAAATATGTAACATGGTATCCAATTATATATAAACTAATAGGTTTTACGGGAATGTAACTCCGAAGGTGTATTAATTACCACCATATCGTGCGAACCATTGTTCTACAAACTGATCATAAGTTTTATGTAGGTTCGAACACATGTGTGCTATACCACACTCATTAGCAACGTCACGCATTTGGATTTGACGTATCGTGAAAATATCAAATCCATGATAAAACCATTCAAGTATGGCTCCATCTATATTATCAGCTGCTTGCTCATGAAGAGACATATGAGCAGACGTGACATTGCAATGTAAAGCTTTGAAAATAGACGCCTCGTCCAAAGCTCCAACTACCAAATTGAGAGCGGGTTGGTAAATGCTTTTTCTTTTCAAGAAATCTACATTCGCAATTTCCATAAATTCAACTGCCTCGGATTCTTTATCTGGCATAGTAAACAATAAATCCACAGATTTCAAATACGACGCAAATGAGATGTGGTTAAATGCGTCAAATCCTTCACGAACAGAGCTTATTGCATCATCACCATAAGTCATCAAATGGCATGCTTGGCGAAACGGTGGTGCATCTCGGCCAATTATTGAGAAATATCCGCATCTAAAAAGTAAAGCATTTACTATAGAGTTAATATAAACAGTCAAAGTCTGACCAGATGGATTACTGCCAAGAAATTGTAGTAAATCACCATTATACGCAGTTAAAGGATAGGCTACATCAGTAACTAAATTTTCCATCACTTTAATATGTACAGGTTCGTAATTGGGACATTTCTTTGCAATTTCAATAAATATATCAAACGCAGCAATAATTAACTGTGGTGACATAGTTAGGTCATACTTACTATAATCTCCTGCTAGAATGCGATCGTTTCCATA